ATATTCATTGTAAGATGTTGAATTTAATCAACTATGTTTCAAATCAGTTTTGATAATGATATTTATATATCATTATCAATGTCTTATTTAAATGAGGTTCTATATTTTTCTTTTTTATGTATTTTCGTTTTTTAATATATCAATCGCATATACATACAATCGATAGCATGTTTTTCATTTCTTTTGTTATATCAGGGAGTTCTTCTTCTAGATATTGAGAGTAAGGTGTCAACATTGCCATTCTACCATCAAACTCGGACTCTTCTGGATCTACATCTGTAAGATTTTCATAGTACACGAACAAACATGTACGAGTAAAGTCAGTATTAAAAGACACTAACACATCTCTATCATTAGTGTTTTTACCCATAAACTTATAGGTTTCATTTATCTTATCATGAATGACTTCAGTGATGTTTCCAATAATAACCTTGTCTTGATACCCTTCACTTTCTAGAAATAGGTCTAGAAGTACAGATAATATATCCATTCGGTTAATGTGTATTGCGATCTCTATTGCAATACGAAGACGAGAATACACACAGACGCCCCAACTTCCACGGATGTCTTGGAGTATAAGTGCTATGACATATCGACCTTGGTCTTCAGACATGGAGTCGATACATGATCGAATGTGATTGCGGTTTTCAGTTAACTTGAGATGGTATTTGCGACTGACGTGCGACATTATTCAAGTAGATGCAGATAAGACAAAAGCAATTGTTTGTAGTTAGATACAGGTCTGTGTTTTGGTATATGAGGCTAGTGTGTTAATCAGTTTTATGGTGTGTGTATACAGAATCGCAGTATCATAACAAGTAATGAAAACTATCATAATACTTCCAGTATTCATTACCAAAAACAAGTAGAAGGTATATTATAACGTGTATATATACATCTCGAGATTAATGTATAAAAGTTAAAAATATAGATTTTAAAGATAATGGTAAAATATAAATTGAAAAAATTATTAGAATATTACTTAACACAATTAGATAATAATGAATTATCAGAAGGAATGCAAGAATTATTATGGACAAGATTAACTGAAAAAATAAATGATAAAGATACACAAAAAGATGTATTGAAACATTATTTTCTGGGATATTATGTATCACAGTTAGTATCAAACAATTAATTATTTGTATTTATGACCGATTTCATATTTACCATGAGAACGAGCTATACGTCCCATGGATTTCAAAGAAGATAGTTGAGTAAAACCAATTGATTTATTTTGTTTATATAGTTTTTCGGCGCGCATTGCGTCTTCAAGATTTTTAAATGGTGATTTTTTAACTCGATTAATATTCCAAGCATAAGGCGTGTTTTTCATTAATTATAACTAATAAATATAAACATTTTATTAAAATGTTTATACTAAATAAATAATATGCAATTTAACATAGATAATATAGATGAAACATTATTAAATCATGAACCATTTTGGTTAGATGACCCTTTTGTATTATTTCGTAATTTAGAATTTATACCAAACAAACACATGACACAAGCAGAACGACTAAATGCACTAACACGTTTATTAATTATCATAACAATTGGATTATACATGTATGATATGGAAAGTTATAAAACAGTATTGATAGTAGGTATTTTGTTAATTCTACTATTAAGAAACAATGATCATGCAGAACATTTTAGTGCTCATAGAGGACAATTTAATCCATGTCGTAGTTGTGGGTCATGTGGTAAAGACTCTTATCTACCATATATCGATCAAAAATACGAAGTATCTCCACATAACCAATATACACATTTGAATGATGGATTACGAAGTTATACACATGCTAAATATCGCTTAATACCAATAGACACACCTGCCCCATTACGTCAAGTATGGAGGAATGATTCAAAATGGTGTAATGAATATAGTGATACACCCAAAGGTTATACAATTAATAAAAACCCAGATATGAATATTCCACAACCCAAATGTTATTTTGAAGATGATTTATACGTACAAAACACACAACCTTGTCATATAACAGATACACGCAAACCAGGACTCACTACACGACAAAGTGCTTTTAATAGAGATAGTAACGAATTCCGTAATAACATAATGGGTGAATATATCGATTACTTCATGAGACAACGTAACCATGAATGTGAAGATTACAAACCAGGTCGTAAAACCTATTAGTAGAAGACACATTCTATTCATTATAATAAAATAAATGAAGAATGAATATTAATGGAACGAAACTTGCAAAATAACACCACATTCTTCCAGTAGAAATATCCATTATGTTTTGTTTATTACCAATATATAATGTAAATAAAATAGATACTATACTAAGTATTCTGAGTGACATATTATTAAAATTCAATGATAAACAAACAAATGATAATATAAACAATGCATATGTTATTCTATTCCCTTTAAGATGTTGCCACTCCCAATACATTATATTATTTCTTGTATTCGTATGATTTATCCGTAAAAGTGCATCTAATGTATATATACCACCATATAATACATATATCAGTGTTATAACTATTGATAGACTTGATAATTGAACATTATAATAATGTAATAATAATAGTAGTATTATAGGCTGAATATTATTAAATACTATACCCAGTTTTGTAGACAGTGTATTTATATAAGATGGTGGTGGATACTTCCAGAATAAATAATCAAATAATTGCATCTGTCCTACAAACAATAAAAAATAACCAATGACTAAATATTCTTTTTTAGACTGTGCTAAATATATAAGTATGATTGAGCATATAAAGTTAAGGATATAACTATTTCTAGAATCTTCGAGTGTATAACACATTATTATACTAAAAGATTTTGTATATATCATTCTAAACACCAAAGTAAAAACTTGTAAATTCTGTTCTTTCATAAAAGATTCTAACAGACATTACATAAATGACTATTCCGTCATCTAAGTTCTTGTGGATTTACTAAAGTTATAATGAGACATATTGTCTCGTTATAACATGATTTTTATTTTGTTTTTTAATATATCTTGTCATTTAGATAATCAGTACCACTCTAAAATCCATCATCTTCGTCAATATCATCATCTTCATATTCATCAATATTATCATCCTCATTCATAGCCTCAACTTCCATTTCTTCTTCCACATCAAAATATGTAGTTTCAACTTGTTTTATGAAATCATCCCATGTAATATCCTCAGTATAAGAAGCTAGAATAGTTTCAAAATTCTCTTCTAAATCATCGTTTGACCACACGCCAGTATCTACATAATTTGTCTTGAGATATGTATACACTTTTTGTCTTCTTTCCTTTTCTTTACCTTTTTTTGTTGTTTTTTCTTTCTTTTCTACTGGTTCTTTACCTTTTTTTGTAGTTTTTTCTTTCTTTTCTACTGGTTCTTTACCTTTTTTTGTAGTTTTTTCTTTCTTTTCTACTGGTTCTTTATACATGATTGCTTTTTGTTTGTATTCATCAAATTTATCCTGATGACGAAGTTTAATAGAATTCCATCTTTCAGAAGTATATTTGCTGATGACACTCATTTTTTCTTTTGAATTCATATCAGATGTAATGCTTCCTTGTTGCTCTAATGTTTTTGCATAATCTTTTCTGTTTTCAGATTGAAATACACTATATGCCGTTTTTTTTCCTTTCTTGGATGATTTTGTCATTTGTTTCTCAAAATAGCAAGTTAAAAATTCTTGGACTTCTTGTCGGTCCAAGTTGAACTTTTCAGTCAGAGCATCAGATAGATCTTCGGTTATGACAGAACCAAGATTATTTTGAACTATCTTTGTAACAGATTTGGCAATTTTTTGAGCGAGCGACATTGTGATTGATATATTGGTTAAGTATTCCTGTTGATGTATAAACAGAAAATAGATGATTCAGTTTTATAGATGGTTTTTACAGTTGTAAATAGGTAGTCCTGTTGATGTATAAACAGAAAATAGATGATTCAGTTTTATAGATGGTTTTTGCGGTTGTAAATAAGTAGTCATTTTAAAATATATTTTTTGTTTATTATATTTTTAGTAATGTATACAGAAAAGAAGGGGGTACATAATCTTCATATACAATAAATATAGGAATGTTAAGATAATGTTGTAAAACTATATCTCCATGTTTTAATTCGCTATATGTATTATTTGTGTTTAATCTAAATCCTACCAAAAAAGCATTATTAGACAACATAGAATCATATAATTCGCAATGTGTTTTCAATGCATAATAAGAGTATGCATCATTCATTGAGAAAAAAAGAATAAGTATAGAATTATTATCATACAACTGAATATTATTAATAATAGTAATAGATGTATTAAGTTTTGTTTGTAAAGTATGTTTGAAATTATGAACACAAGTATTTTCTTTGGTTAAAATTGTAATATTCATATGAAATTAAATAATACAATTAAGTTTTTAAAATAATTCCTCCGGCAATAATAGTTTCTTGTTCGCATAGAACAAGTTTTATATATTCATTCGTTGTATATGTATCAGTAGACATTACTGTAGCAATAAAACTATCATCAGGCTGATTATCTTTAAGATATAATAAATAACGTGTCAATTCATTATTTAATAACTTAGTTTTATTAAAAAATCTAATACCTAGTATACCACAACAATAATTAAAAAAACGAGCAACACTTTTATTTACACTAATATATTTAATCAACGTTTGTAGACTACCATAATGGGTTAATCCATCAAAGATACCCTTCATGTAGTCATCATCTGGTATCATATACTGAGTAGGGAATAGTTTCATATCGCCGATACCCATTACTATAGTATATCTTACCACGTTAATATCGTATAAAGATAGTGTATAAAATACCTCATCTGTATGGCTTATATCTACCATTATATGATCACCAAATAAAATGTGAATAATATTTTTTAATTCTTCACATAAACCTGGTTTTGGTCCAAATTTAAATTCAATAATATGTTCATTAGTTATATTACCAAATCCTAAATAGAGTCCATTATATAATCCTAAATAATAATTTACATGAACAACTTGATTGTCACCATATTCTATAAGTTGTATGTTATCTGTAATATTACGATAAATATTCTTTGAACTTCCTAAATTATCAGATGGTTCAATCTGTTTGGCTGTTTTGAACTCTAATATATCAATATCTATTAGAGTATTTTTAATATAATTGACAGGATTATTTTTAGAAACCAAGAGTTCAGTATCTTTGCCACAATACAGAGGCATATACCAGTTTTCATAATTTATTTCTTGCAATTCAATATCCTCATGGACTAATTCAACATCTTTTACTTCTACTACTGCTAATGATGAGTTGTATATACGGTCACCAGCTTTTAATGAAGATACTTTGGTATAATATCCATATTCGGTTAAAATATCTGTATCTGGATGTAAGATATACATGTTTATTATCTTAATGAATATTTATAAATCGTTTAATGTATAATTGATTATGTATAATATTTATAAACAGAAAAAGAAATTAAAAACAATAAAATAAGAATAAGAATAGATATAAGTAGAATAACCCACCAGTATCGTTGAAAGAAACCAATAGATGATATGTTCAATTGAAATATCTCACTTTCTTCAGGTCGTAATAGAAGAGATGATGGAGGAGGGATAGGAAGATTAAATTTATAATTATTTTCTTTTTGTTTTACAATCTCGCCTTTATTTGTAATAATAATATATGAATCTGGAAATCCTCTGTTATTAAAGTCCCATATATTAATAAGAAATTGTGCTTGATTTGCTTCTGTACAGAGTCCTTCAGGATTCAAATCAATAGTTCTTCCTTTAGTAAGATTTTGAGGTTGTTTGAAATACCAATCATATGGATGAATTTCTCCGTCATAACAAACGAGATTCATACTAATATGATTATGTGTCTCAGATTTAACGTGTATTTTCATGTATTATAATAACAAAAGATAAAAACTCTATTGCTGTATAGTATTGATATAGACTTGATTCTCATTTAGTTTTAAACGACATAATGGACACATTTTAGGGTTGAGTTTGGTACTAGATTCAAGAGATATAACATGAGGACGTATTTTATTAATACATAAAATATAATGAATTGGTAGTTCACGAGTAATGAGACAAATATCTTGTGTTTCTCTTTCAATAACATTCTGTAGTGATTTAATATAAGTAGAATGATATAATTCTTTATGTTCATCATCTAAATTAAAATAAAAAGATCCTTTGGTTTTCTGAATTAAATGAATAATTTCTGAGGGTAGTAAATGTGTTATTACGGTGGATTGTTTATAAAAAGAGAGATATTGTATATTAAGTTTATACTGTGGGCGATTTTGTTTTTGTAATAATACTAATGCACAATCATTACTATTATAGAACAATGCATAATCAAGGAGGTCATACTCAGTATCATCAATACGAAAGTGTGCAGTGTCTACATTCCATATATGAATCATTAAATTAAAAATATGATAACTATTGTATTGTAATGCACAAGAGATAAAAGTATTATGATAAGTGTCACTACTATTATATTTGTATGCTAAAAGATAATTAAAAGTGTCAATTGAATCATATTGTATGGTTTTCAAATAAATAGTATGTATATGATTGGAGAAATGATGAGTATACATAATATCACACCATTGTATTGAAATAATATGATCAAAAAAACACATTTTAGAAAATAAAGAGTCAATAACCCAGTCTGGCATATCTGAAATATTGAAAATGGATTCAATAAAATCATGATAGAGAGTATTATGTTCTTGAAATAATAAATGAATATAACGTAAAAATATATAGTTTGGGTCTAGTTCTTGTGAAAGAATAAAATCAAAAATAGAGATATGTTTATGTAACAAAACAATGTGAATAAGTTCATGATATAAATTATCGTGGTGTAAATAATTGGACTTGATATCATGTATAGAAGTATGTAATTCGTGTTCATGCATATCATAATAATAGAGTAAATAGAGAATAGACTGTAATTGATGATATAAACAAGATAATTGTATAGATTTTTGAAACATGACATTAATATTAAAAGACCTTAAGTCTTGATTCAGTATATAATATAAACATTTATATGAATTATGTCGTATGCAAGATAATAAAGGATGTGTAAAGCACGCAATAGAATATTTTGAAATAGGATATGTTGAAAATAAATAAGACCATTTAGACGGAGAAGTGTGTTCAATAAGATATGTGAATAAAGAAAGTTTATCGACTTGTATAATGAGTTGAAATAACCATTCGTATAATTTATTATAAATAGTAAGAGATCGTGTGTTAGTAATATTTAACAAATGAAGAATAAAAAAATCATTGTTGTTTTGTAAAGCAAATTTGATAAGTAATTGTAATTTATCTAACCGTATAGTATCATATATTCCATATATCATTCTTAATAATATATATAATTATTTGTAAAATTAAAAAAATTGAAATTAGTAAAAAGAAAGAAATAAAAGTCAATACTGTAAATGAATAAAAAAACATTTATTAACAACAAATACGAGAAGAAAGTTACTTATGCTAATTTTCATGAATGTAGTGAATACACATTAGATCCGTATTGGAAACAGATATTTAAAGATTGTGGATATGGTAAGTTTCCAAAAAATACACAATATATAGATGTCATAAAAACGTTTCAAATCAAGAATGGGAATGAAACGATCAAATACAAACTGACAAATGATAGCAAAGAAGATATGTTAAACATAAAAAACTTATTATATCAGCATTTAAATATGCGTAGTAAGGAAGATCGAAAACAAATAAAAGAAAATATTGAAGAAATCAAACAACAGATAGAAGGATCCTATTCAGGTGAATGGAAGAAAATTAGAAAAAAGAATATCAAAGAAGCGATATTGCGAACATATATTATAGAATTACAAGATAAATGGGACTTAACTAAAGAAGAATTGAATGAATTGTTTAAAATAATTTCATTAGGTATAGTATTTAATTGGATTACAGATAAAGATATAGTATTTAACGATAAACATATAGACGGAATTAAGAACTTGGAGTTTAATAAGACAGAAAGAAAGTTTATTATACATAAAGACAATAATGAATATAAACGAGTAATAGATATAAAAAAAAATAAATTAATAACATTGTGGGATAAATCATTAGATAGTCCTAAAAATAGATATGTCTATTAACATTATTGTAAATTGTAATAAAAAGTATTTACGAATATTTTATTACAATTTAATAAGAATATGGAGATAGAAGATTTTATTCCAGAGTATCCTGACATAAATGATAAAAAATTCAATGCCGATATTTTTCGCAAACAAGAATTCTATGAATTGAAAAGTACAGATGAAACACAAGAAGTAACAAATCCAGGAGAATATTGGAAACATCAAAAATTAATTCAACGGTTTTTATCACCGTATACACCGTATATGGAGCAATTAATCTTTCATAAACCAGGAACTGGGAAAACGTGTGCTACCATAGCAGTAAGTGAAATGAATAAAGTAGATCCATTATTAAGAAAACCAATATTGATAATAGTACCAAATGAAACACTTATCACACAATGGAGAAACGAAATAGCATTTCGTTGTACTGAAGGACAATATGTGCCAGAAAACTATTTTGCAACAAATCCGTTAGATAAACTGACAAATTTAGAAAAAGTAATACGACTGGGTAAGTTATTAGCACCAGTATATCATATAACGAGTATTGAAAGAATGCGTCGTTATATTGATTCAGTAAATGATGAATCGTTAAGACGATCATATTCAAATACATTAATAATAATAGACGAGGCTCATAATTTACGTATTCAAACACATGGATCTAGTGAAACAGCAGAAGAGTCAAAAACTCGTTATTTAGCATTTCATCGTTTTTTACATGTGATAGAAAATAAAAAAATCATACTCTTATCTGGAACACCAGTAATCGACAGACCGAATGAAATTGCAGGGTTAATGAACTTAATATTACCTTTATATAAACAACTTCCAACAGGTCGTGCATTTAATGTACGATATTTATCAAAAAAAGAAAACTCGGTATCATTACAAAACGAGATGGAACTGTTTGATTATTTTAAAGGACGTGTGTCTTATGTGCGTGAAGGAGGTAGTTTTCCTATGAGAGTGGATCAAGGTAGTACTGAATATACAAATTTTTTGAAATTAACATTATGTGATATGAGTGAGTTACAGACATTAGGATGCATACAAGCATATAAAGAAGATAGAAACTTTGAAAAAAACAAAACAGCAGGATTGTGGAGAAATTCAAGACAAGCATTGAATTTTGTCTATAAATATAAAGATGAATACATATGGGGTCAAAAAGCATATAATCTATTAATGAGAAAGTACGAAAAAACAATTATAGTAAACAAGAAATCCGTAAAAATAACAGATTATTCCATTAAGCAAGAGTTTCGTGATGATATACGAAAAAATTTAAAAATATATTCTACTAAATTTTATAAATTAATAAAATTACTTAATCAATATCCTAATGAACCGATATATATATTTAATCCATTAGTGTCTGGAACAGGAGGCGCATTGTTTTTTAGTGCAATATTAAAGTTATTTGAGTATTCACGAGCAACTGGAAAAGTAACACGACCTGGAAAACGTTTTGCTATTATAACAGGTGAAGAGAAATCTGAAACACTACGAAAAGTAATATTTGAAACAATGAATAGCACTGACAATGAAAATGGAAAGATGATACATTGTTTTATAGGGACTAAAAGTATAGCAGAAGGAAATAATTTGACAAATATACGTAGAGAAGTGGTACTATCCCCATATTGGAATAATTCAGTAACAGAACAAGCTATAGGTAGAGGAATACGACCAAGTTCATTGTTACATCTACCATCACAAGAACGAAAGGTCTATGTATACCAATATGCATCTGTAAACAATAAATTGAATATAAATGAAAACATGGACATTCATATGTATAGAATGTCTGAAACAAAAGATATTCAAAATAAATTAATAGAACGAGTACTAAAGAAATCTGCTTGGGATTGTGCATTAAATTATGGAAGAAATGTAAAAGATATCGATTTAGACTATACACGAAACTGTGACTATGAAACATGTCATTTTAAATGTATCGGTATAGAACCCATTGTAAATTCACGTGGAGAATATGTCTATGCGGTTCCTGCTGGAGAAATAGATTATAGCACATTTTTAATTTATTACAGTTTAGATAAAATAAAAGAAGTCCAACGGCAAATAAAAATATTATTACGTAGATATAATAAAATTCATCTAGATGAATTATATAAACAGTTAGATTTAGAAACCTTTAAGTTAATATTGTTATCGATAGAAACATTATTGGAAACAAACGAAGTCGTTTATAATTCTTGGGGACAAAAAGGGTTTATATCATTGTATGGGAATATTTTATTTATAAGTGATACTACATCAAATAATAAACTTGAAAATTCATGGTACACCGAATTTCCGTACATAAACAAATTTACTGATTTACAGACGGTGATAGATGAGTCTATTTATGCTGAGGATGAAAGACTGATTGATACATTGGACACGACTAACTATAAAAATATAGAAGTTCAAATGCAAAAACTACATTTAGAGACTAAGATATTCTTACTAGAATATTTGATTAACATGTCCAATGATGAAATGTCTCAAAAACAACGTGTCGTTCTAGATGCTTTACGAAACACATTTAAGAACAATATTTTCTATTTCGAAGATCAACAAATGATCGTGCATAACTTAGAAAAAACGAAAAAAGATGACATATATGTAGATGCTACAAAAGGTGAATATGGTAATTTTAGATGCTGGACAAAAGAAACAGGTTGGTCGAATTGTGATAAAAAAATGATCGAAGATATTACCAAGTATATAAATGAGGTCAAAGAACAAAAATCAACTGATATAATTAATAATCCATCTGGTGTATATGCTATTATATCAGATGACAAATTTAGAATTGTTGATAAAACAAAAGAAAAACAGACAGCAGCGAAAGATAGACGAAAAGTATTTCGCGGAAAAGTATGCACTGCAGGATGGCAAAAACAAGATTTGATACAATTAATAATCAAATTAAATATACCTATTGTGTTAACCGAGACGGATAGAAAACTCACTCGTGAAGATATATTAAATCGATTACAATCATCCAAAATAAAATCAAT